TTGCGGTTATATATCTCATAATTGCCCGCGTCCATTAGAGCCTTTTTGCCGTTATCCATCTTAACTAATTACCTCCGTTAACTATATTCGGCTAGATAATGCCTTTGCGCCTAGCCTGCGCCTTTCTTTCGTCATACTCGTCTAATAAATCGCTTAATCGGTCGTCGCGTTTAAATACCCACATACGGTTGCCTGTTCGTCTATGCTTCGTTTTATATTCGTAGCGCAAGCCGTTGGCACGCAAGAAGTGGTATAATGTCGTTGAGTAACAGTAAAATAAATCGTCCACTTAACTAATCCCTCCGCTTTAATTAATCAACGTAAAATCTTAACGTAATTTTTGTAAATTCGTCGACACCACTTGACACCTCGACAATGTCATGTGAGGCATTATCGAACTCTAATAACGACAGTCCTACGTTATCTATACGTAAATCTAACGAACTCACTGTTTCTAAACTGCGATACCATTCGGGAAACATGTCTGGTAATGCGGTTATAGAGACATCTACATAACCTCCGTCTTTTACGTAATTTAATGAAGTGGTATCCGGTATCCTTTTTCCATTAAAATATGCATACACGTACATATTCCTCATATCCACGCTCCTCTCGTTTATAATCACGAAAAAAGAGCCGGCATATTGCCCGCTCCTTAATCGTTAATATACGCGCATAGAAGACATCTAAACGCCTCCTATGCGTTGCCTATACGTTTATATCCCTACGCGCTTAAAACGTTTCTAAAGCGTTATTTAAGCCTTTTCCTCCGCGCCAACTCCTCGCTAAGCGCATAAGTAGGCACCTCGCTTAAATCGCCCTTTTCCCGCCATAATTTAACGGCATAATCCTCGACATCCTCAATATAATCCGCAATTGATCGGGTAATTGACGGCCCGTCCAAGCTAATCGGCCTGCCGTCCGCAATCTCGGTTAAGCCTCGCTCTAGCTCGCGCAGCTCCTGCGTCGTCTTGCGCAATTCGCGCTGCAATCGCTTTAAATCCGTAACAGCCTCGTCGACATCTGCCGTAATTGATATATCGATGTCGGACGGCTTCCCATCGGATAGCTTAACGTCGTTATTGCCGTAAGCACTCTCAAAACCCTTCTCCTTTGCCAAGCGCTCAAGCTCCGCTAATTTGCGCTCGTCCTCGTCAATCATCGCAAGCGCTTCGTCCCTTAATGCCTGTTTGTCCGCTAATTCTTCGGCAAGCGCGTCTTTAATTGCTTGCCTCTGTAAATCGTTTGTAGTTACGCCGTTCCCCATACCGTCAATTTTCGTTAAATCTCCGCTTTTGTTAGCCATGATTTATCGTCTCCTTTTCGTTTATTCGCGTCTATAAGACGCTTCTTCATACCTGTAACAGACTAACTATATAAAAGTAAACAATTATTTCATATAATTAAATAATTTATTAATAGCAAACGATATATACCGGTTTACTGCCTGCTTAGTAACCCCCATTACCTCTCCCGCCTCTTCCTGCGTCATATTTTCAAAGAACACTAAGTCGATAGCTTGTCGCTGTCTATCCGTCAAGCCGGCGTTCTTTAACGCATTTTGTAAGTCCATAAGCGTAACGGAGCGCTCTACAACATCGTCCGTATTTTTTATAACCCGACTCCAACGCACTGACAACATGCCGTCATCGTCCAATACCTTTTTACGTTTCCCTAAATAGCGTAAATCCCCGAACTCCAATCCCGATTTTAATACCTGCTTACCCTTACGCTCTTTCTCCTGCCTTTCACTCATTACCGGATATTCTACTATCGACATTTTATCTGGATGAGACCACGTAAGCTCTTCGTACATAACTAATTCCGCAAATTTATCGAGCATATAGTTGTCCCTATATTGTATCGGAACATGGCCGCCTTTTTCTCGCTTACGCTCGAAATCCTCGTCCTGAGCCAGCACGTATTCGCTTACCGCCTTTTCAATCGCCGGAATACGAGCTACGAGCGGGAGCATTCCTCGCTCTACCTTATCCGCAATCTCTTCGTAGTCTTTTCTTAGCTTTTTGACGTAATCCTCGTTAGGCAACGTAATAACACCTCCCTAAACGGCTTAATACGCTCGCTGGCGGTCTTTTACCGTTAATCTCAACGTATTGCTCTACGATAGCGTCAGCGCTCTCTATGCGCTTATTTGGCGGTATTGAAGCGCCCGCCTTTTTAGCGTCATAATAGACGTCAAATAGCGCGGTGATGTCGTCATGTGCTTGCTGCGGTGTGTAAGTCGAGTAATACGTCATTCTGTCGCCTGCCCTTCGTTTGCTTCCGCCTTAATATGCTCGGCATGCTCAACACCGACTCTAGCCTCGATAATCGGAATGTATTCGGCGGTAAGCTCTACGCCAATAAAGCCGAAGCCCTCACGTTTAGCCGCGACTAGTGTCGAGCCTGATCCTGCGAATGGGTCGAGGACTGTTCCGCCGGCTGGTGTCACTAATCGAACAAGCCATGCCATGAGGTCGGTAGGCTTGACGGTTGGATGATGATTGCCGTTATAAGCGCTTTTTTGCGCCGGGTTGTGTTCCCGATTTCCTATACCGTCGCCCATTGTCTGAGTGAATTTCGGTTCTAGTGCAATCTCCTCGCCCTGCCAATCGCTATTGCGGTCTTTCTTGCTCGCCTTTTTCGATAGTTCTTGCGGAGTAATATTGAAATATTTCGAATAAAATTGGTCGGAATCTAGCGTTATGCAGTTCGCGGGGAAACGTCCTGTATTAACGGAAGGATTCGGCGTCTGCCTGTCTGTTCTCCCCTCAGCTTCTCTCCATGCGTTGGATACTTCGCCACTACTGCGTATTTCATCGTCTCCAATCCTACACGCATCAATATTAATTGCGCCCGTGCCGTACTTCTCCACGCAATCAGCTACGGTTAGCTTACGCCCTGTATCCGCGTCGATTAGCGGCTTTCTGACGACGATAATCGGCTCGTGGCTTGGTTTGGTCGAAGTTCCCCATCCGTCCCATTGCTTGGCTAAGTCGGTTGCTGGGGCGGTTATATTTGCGACATTTTCGAAGGTATCTCCGTATTTACCGTAAGTATTACCTGTGTTATCCTTCGCTTTCCAAGAGTTTATACGAGGATTCTTCCCTACGACTTCCCTTTCCGCACCTGCTCGCCTATCAAACGCCTTGCTTACGTCATGCGACTTAGGAAAGCCGCTGAAATAGATCCACTCGATAACGTCGCGCACCTCGAAGCCTGCCAAACGTAAGCTAATCGTCATTAAGTCTTGCGTACGTGTGCCTGCGAATACTAGCGCATGTCCTCCCGGCTTTAATACGCGATATACCTCGCGCCATAAAGATGGAGGGGGAACAAATCCGTCCCAATCCTTTGACATGAATCCTTTACCGTCAGGAACGAACGAGGGGTCACCGCTAACCCATTCCGACAATACCTTCGTAATATCCGGCTCTTTGGATAACCCATACGGAGGATCGCACACGACTGAATCGACGCTATTATCCTCCAACTCCTTTAAAACTTCCGTAGACTCGCCATGATATAATAATTCCGTTAAATTATTCTCCATTAAATCGCCTCCAATAAGTCGTTAACCTTGTCCGTCTTTTCCCACGTAAACTCCTCGCGCCCAAAATGCCCGCCCACTGCCGTTTTAGCAAAGATAGGCTTGCGCAAATCAAGCGCCTTAATAATGCCTAGCGGCGTTAAGTCGAATACCTCACGGATAGCCCGCTCAATCGCACGCTCGTCCACCTTAGCCGTGGCGGAGGTACCGAACGTATCTACCCGCACGCTTACCGGCTCGGCTACGCCAATCGCATAAGCGAGCTGTACCTCGCATTTATCGGCCAAGCATGCGGCCACCACGTTTTTAGCGATATATCTCGCCATATATGCGCCCGACCTATCGACCTTAGTAGCGTCCTTGCCCGAAAACGCGCCTCCGCCGTGCCGCGCCATGCCGCCGTAGGTATCAACGATAATCTTGCGCCCGGTTAAGCCGGTGTCGGCTAATGGTCCGCCTAATACGAATTTGCCCGCCGGATTGATAAATAATGCTACGTTATCCGCGCTAGTGCCGTAGCGTTTTAAAACATCGTCTACCACGTGTTTAATAATGCGCCTAACGTCATCAAGCGCAATGCTCGAAGTATGTCTTGACGATACGACTACCGCGCGGATATTACCGTTACCGTCAACAGTTACCTGCGACTTAGCGTCTGCTAGAAATCGGCTGTCAAGCACCTGTAACATGTCTAAAGCCCGAATGATCTCGTTAGCTACCGTTATCGGCAACGGCATAAGCTCGTCCGTCTCGTTAGTCGCATAGCCGAACATCATACCCTGATCGCCTGCGCCGCCGTCCGCAATGCCTGACGCTATGTCCGGCGACTGCTCTACGATATGATTAGTAAAGGTTGCCTGCGCCTCGTAGCCCGGATCTATCTCGCTTATAACTCGCCTAGCTACCGCCTCATAATCGATATTGGCGTCGGCGGTAATCTCGCCCGCTAGCGTTATGCCCTTAGCGGATAACAACGTTTCGCACGCTACTCGCGCGTTAGGATCTTGCGTTAAAATTGTGTCTAATATGCTATCGCTGACCAAATCCGCCATCTTGTCCGGATGGCCAGCACTTACTGATTCGGATGTAAATAACATTAAATCGCCCACTTTCTTAATTATTTTTATATCTCGCTTGAAATGTTCCGCGATTTTATCAAATCGCTTGACTTTCGCCTGCTTATCGCTTATACTCGGTTTAAGACGTTAAGGAAACGCCTTAACAACGTACTTATAAACGATAAAGGAGCGGATAAAAATGAATATATTTAAACCAGTCGAACCGTTAAAAATCACCCACGTAATATTTAGTGATAAAAGCGCCGTAGCTAATGCCTTTACTATCGGACAGGTCGAGGGTGTGCAGCCGGTAGAAACCGCCACTAATGATGGGAATAAGACTTACCGTCACGAGTACGAATATTGCGATAAAGACGAAAGGTTTTACTACCGGGGATGTTCAGTAGTCGGTCCGATAAAGATTTAGGAGATGGCGCCTAATAATACGGGCGCTTTTCTTATGCCATCAGTAGCTTGACCTCGCCAATATCGCCGAACTCTTTCGCTACCCAGCGCCTTGCTTCCTCGTTCTGCTCCTGCTCGCCCTGGCTCGGAATCCATGCGAAATGCTGTCCGCAAATATAATTAAACTTGTCTAATAGCTTTAAATCGTTAAACCATACGTGAATATTGCCGTTATAAAACATCTTGAATCGTAGCCACTCGTTCTCAAACTCTCGCTCATTAATCGCCTTAAATTCGTTATTTACCGCTGGATCTATAAGCTGTAACGCCTTTATAATATCGTTAATCCAATCTTTTACCTTTATGTTGATATGGCGGTAAGATACCTCGCTTGTTCCGTAAGTGGTGCCGAAATCGAATTTGTCGAACTTAAAGCTTATTGGAATAATTATTTTCTTATTTATACGGTAAGCGTCATTCGTTTTCCATCCGTCATAATAATGGATATTCGTACTATATTCGTTCATATGATAGCGCGTAATCTTCTTGAAAATACTGATGATAGAGTCGATAAGCATTTCGTCCCTATTAGCGTAAACCGCCGTTAAAAGCATCTTTATGTTGGAGTAATTAAGCTCCATCGATTGTGCCGCCGATATTTGTCGATTTAATTTTTGTATAGCTTCGTTTGTTAGTAACTTCTTAAACTCGTCCGTATCAAGTACCAGCGACCAATAGCCTCGCCTTAGTTTCGCAAGTTCCTCGTTTAAATCCTCGGCGGTATACGTCTTATCTAATGTTACTACGCTATAAAACTCGCCGGTTACGTTATTCTCGTCTTTGTTTACGTTATCAATGTACGAATAAAACGACTGTTTAGCTTGCGTCGCTTTAAACGCTTCCCGCGCCAACTCGCAAGCTGTTTCGTACTCGATAACTAATCGCTCAATGTCGTTTAGCTTTTCGGCTACCTCACTTTGTTTAACGACCGTCGACAAGGCCGTTTCTAGCTCCTCCTGCGCCTCATCGCCCGCTATATCGTTTATGACGGACTCATATATCGACTTGCCTACATCTGCCTGTTCGACTTTAAGACGGATTAGCGCTACCTCGACGTCTGTTCTACGCTCGGCTTGCGATTGCGAGCCAAATGCTTCGCTGACATATTCGATTTCTGCGTCGTATTCGTCTAGCTTGCGCAATAGTTCCTGCCTTTTAGAGTTATATGCGTTGTCTATCGTTTGCTTATTCAATATAGCGTAAATCTCGCAATCACTTAGCTGACTTTCCGCTAAGTCAATCGCTTTTAGCACGTGATCTACGCCGTTTGAAAAGGGCGGATTCATAATAATGTAGTCGTATTCTTTAAACGTTTCATATGTTAAAAAATCGTTCCATACGACGTTATAGCCTGCGCCCATTAATGTATTGACTAGGCGAGGGTCATTCTCGATAGCGTCGATGGGATAACTCTCCCTGCGCCCCATCATGTCGATAATGTATCGTATCATATCGCCTTTACCGGCGCTTGGCTCTAGTATTAAGCCGTCTAAAAAGCGTTTGCCCGAAAGTAAGCGCCGGAATAGCGCCTCTGGCGTTGGGTAAAAGTCCCTGTTGTCGGTATAAATCAAATTACCGCCTCCTAATATTTAATCCGGATGTTTAATCCGCTTGACAATCGTCAATACTACGCTTATAATCGCCTTATTAAAGGAGTTGACCGAAATGCCCTACGATGAATTATTAGACGGCTTTGAAATCGTGCCAGCCGTCGATGTGCCTGCGCTTACTCTCGATAAGTTATACCGCCTATACGTCAATAGTTCGGCTAGACGCTTGCTTGACGTAAAGCCTTACGACATGATATCGCTTGCCTATCGCCATGATACGCATGAGATTGCGATTATAAAAGCAAGCGACCGTTTTGATGCGCGCTGGTCTGCCGAGCTTATGACGTCCGTGTTTCCGTTGGATAAGCGTCATTATCTGCACGTCAAAGTATTCGCCCGTCTGTATGGCATTAGCGATAAAGATGCGCCGTATAAGTACGTATATAATAGAGGCGCTAGTGACGGGCGTGTTTTTGTCTTTAGGCGTCAACAATAAGCGGAATCAATCGCTCAGCAATCGCCTCGATAACGTTTACCGTGACGGCATTGCCCGCTTGCTTATAGCGTTGACTGTCCGATATACCCGCTTGCTTGACAGCTTCATGCGCCTCGTCCGGAAATCCTTGAAGTCGCCAGCACTCAAGCGGCGTTAATTTACGGATACGGTACTTCTGAGGACTCTCAACTCTAAGCGGAATATGGCCGCCACCTGCTCCCATCGCTTCGGTCAAAGTAGGGGAAATGCTTCCGTCACCTTTGTAAGCGTTCTTTTGCGTGCCTCCGATAACCATACCGGATATATTCGATTGTTCCTCCGCAATCTTAGGCTCGCGATGGCCGCCGCCCATTGTCGTAAGAGTTGGCGATATGCCGTCTGTAGAGTAAGTACGCTTAATCGAATCGTTACCTTTTAGGTCGACGTGACCGAGCATTTGCGGTTCGGCTATTCGCATGGGGTCTTTATAGTCCCGAGCAGCCACCGTCCTCCCTACGCCTTCATCACTGAACACGTTGAAATTACCGTGTCCCGTCCGCCCCATATTGCCTAGTACGTTTATTTCGCTTGGTTCAATAGGAGGCTCTTGCGCTTCCAACTGCGCAACCAACTTCGCCGTCTTTTCTTCGTCGAGATAATACTTCTCATCGACATTACTTTCGAGAATATCGCGTAATCTTGTCGTTACATCGCCTTGCTCGGGCCAGTCGAAATTGAATACGTTCGCCCATTCGCCTATACGTCGCTTTCCTTTCGGTACAATCGTCTGCCCTGTCGTCGTTTCTTCGCTGAACGGCTCGGAATCAATTAAATCCTCGCGGATAGCGACGATAAAGATACGCTCCCTATTCTGAGGTACGCCGAAGTATTTCGAATTTAGTACGTCGAAGTCTACGATATATCCGATTTCGTTTAATGTTCCGATCATCACGTCAAGCGTTCGCCCTTTATCGTGATTGACTAAGCCTTTTACGTTTTCTAGTAGTAAGACTCTCGGCTGTTTCTCCTTAGCGATACGGGCAATCTCGAAGAATAACGTACCGCGCGTATCCTCGAAGCCCTTACGTTTGCCCGCCACGCTGAAACTCTGGCAAGGAAATCCTCCCACAAGTAAATCGTGGTCTGGCACGTCCTTAGCGTCAATCTGCGTAATATCGCCCGCCGGCTTATGTCCGTAAAGTGTTTCGTAAGCCTGCGCTGCGAACTTATCAATTTCGGAAGCGAATACGCATTGCCCGCCGAAATTGTTTAACGCCTGCTCGAAACCGCCTATGCCAGAAAAAAGGCTTGCGTATGTGAAATCGTAATGCTCGAACTTCTTAGGTTTATTAGTTGGGATAGGGTCGAGATTGCCTTCCTGTAGACGTAAAGCAATCTCCGTCGCCCATTCCTCCGCCTCTGATTGCGTAAAATCTGCTTGCTCGTCTGCGTCATAACGTTTATTTAAATCCGTCAAATTATCGCTCTCCTTTTCGTTGTCATATATAATTACCTTAGTTTCCGTACCTCCCCCACCTCCCGCAGTTAATGTGGGCGAGATTCCATCAATTCTATAAACTCGCCTAATCGACTCATGACGTTTATCCCAAGGCCCACCACGCATTATAGCTCCTACTTCTAAATCGTACATACTACCGCCCGCCTTTCGCTTTAATCTCGCTCATAATCTCGTCCACTTGTCGCTTTAAATCGTTCAAATCGCCGTCATTTGTAATCGTATAATCTACGGCAAAGATATCGACATGCTTCTCGGTATCATGCGCCAAATCCTCCTCGCTAAAACTATCGCCCGACCGCTCGGCTCGCTCTATCCGCAAGGACTCGCTTGCCTCAACGCGTATAACAATAAATCCGTTAGCCCGCGCCCACTCATACTCGTTAGGCTGGCGCAAATCGTCGATGACTACGCCTTTTGTCGAGCGGAGGTTTTCAAATACCTTCATCGACTGCTCCGCCTGTCTTATCCATACATTCTCATCAATCTCACGCATCTTTTGTCCGAGTTCCTGTAATAACGCCCTATGCTTGCGGTAACCTTTTATCGATCGACCGCCCTCACTAAACGGACAATCCTCATAAATTGGTTCGTACAGATGGCTAAATAAGCGGTCTGCCATTATTTTTAAACTGTTAGCGAACGATATTTTTGCAAACTCGTATTTGAGCCATAAGTGTTCAGCTATTGTCGATTTTCCGGAGCGCATGCGCCCGGTTAGCGCAATCCTTATCGGTTTATTCTGTGTCATAAATATATACCTCCTTGCTTAATAGCTTTTGACCTCCATTGTTGGCGCCTTGTGTACGCTCATCAAGCATTACAATGTCGTCGAGAATCATGTCAAGTTTGTTATAAAACTTATGAGCTTGCGCCTGATTAGCGTCGCGTAATTCGGATAGCTCACGCTTTAATTCCGTGACCTCTTGCGCCAAGTTTGCGATAAGGTCTATCGCTGACCTATCGTTGCCCTCCTCCTCGACTTTTTCGAAGCAATCGACGTTTTTATACGCGTCCCCAATCGCCCAACTTCCGTTATCTGCCGTGTCTATCGCTATAACGTCATAATCTATGTCTACGACCTCATAGACGCGCCCTCGTAGTAATTCCCCCATATTTGTCGGATCTCCGCCCAAATATCGCAACTTATCGCCAACCTCGATATTTACGCCTCTTACGCTCATATTATCGTCCTCCTTATGAGTATTTTCGCTTTTTAAAATTAACAATACCGCTAATAGTAGGTTGAGTAACTTTAAACATGTCGGCTAATTGATATTGAGAATATTTCCCAGAAGAATACATACTCCTTATTTCGTCGACTTCGGAACTAGATAGCTTCGACATCCCGTTCAATTCGCCGTACGTTCTTTTATATCTACCCATCAATTCTGCTTGAATAGTGTTTTCTTTTACAGAAAGTCCCCGTAGATTTGAAATTCTATTATCGCCCTTGTCCCCATTTATATGGTCAATACATTGATAACTGTATAAGGCGTCAATACCGTTAAACAATGCGAATATGAGGCGATGCTCGTATACGTAATAACTCTCCCCGTCTTTGTGGAAAGCTAATCTCTTATATCCTCTACGAGTTTTAGAGGACGCTTCTTCGGCAGGTGATATATTTATCGTCTTAAATTGATTTACTTTTTTCTTTGTCCTAAAAACCGTTCCGTCTTTATAAAAATATTCTCCTGTCTCAAACCTCTTCAAGAGCCTTTTGATGATTTCTCTATCGGTGTACTTAGTATTCATTAATAAACTTCTACTCGCACTTTTTGTCTCCCTAATCTATAAGCCTCCTCCCTTGTTTTAACTAGTATATCTATCCTGTCCCCTCGAATATCCCCCCCAACATCTTGCGCCGTAGCCTCGAAGCTCGTGCCGTCCGCTAACGTAACTCTCACGTGACTGCCTAGCGGTATGACGTTAGGGTCTACGGCTATAATACGTTTGCCCTCGTGGTATATCGACTTGCTCACGTCAACGCCCGTAGCCGTTACGCCTGTGCATCCCGTCGGGCAAAAAGCGGTATAAAACGTGGCCTCAAACGTTTTATCTACTCTTTTTGCGCTATTATCGACACTACCGTTATTACTACTAGACCTATTACCGTTACTAACTGTATTAACGTATCGCCCATCGGTTTTTGCTTCCTCCTTTTTAACCTCACCAAGCTCCTTTTTCAAATTCTTTACTTCTTCAGATAAATCGTTGTTTACGTTTTTTAAACGCTTTATCTCTCTTGATTTGTAGGTTAACGATTCCTCAAGACTCTTTATCTCAGTTTGATAATCTGCTGCTAGTTCTACGACGTTTTTAGGGTTTTTAGGATTATCTAGTCCGTACCTGCTATACACGTCTTTATCGTTCGAATCGCATGTGCTTAGAGCGCATATGGCGAGTGATCCTGCGACTATAGTCGATATACTGACGTTAATCACGCTCCTTTAATAATGCGCCTAGGCTCTCTGGGAATTTATCGAGCGTTAGTTCCTTGACTGCTTCGGCGTAAAGCCTAAACTCATATTGTGCATCGTCTGCTGTACGTTGTCGGATAAGGTGCGCTACCGTCTGCAATGTCGCAGTCCAACGGAATCTGACGTACATACCATATGCCGGTAAGAATAAGCGGGCTTGCTCCGGTGCGATTCCGTTTTCTATCGCCTCTCTATACAAAAATTCACCTTCTTTGATAAAGTCTTTTAACACATTCGAATAGACGCATCCTTTTGCTGTAGGAATAGGCTCGCCCGAACCTTGCTTAATATTCGCCTCGGGCTTCGAGCGCCATTCGCTCGCTTGCGGAATATAAAACTCTTCATTTTCCGTAATATATCGTCGGCTTGATTCATTTCTTGCGCCGAACTCGCTATTGTTGCTACCGATTAAGTATTTTTCCCACTGCCGCGTTACCATCATCGGCGCGTAAACTTCGAATTGCAATACAGCATGGCGGAAAGGCGAGTCGTGTCCTTCCCGCGCCAAGAAGTCGATTAGGCGCTTGTTTTGCTCATCTGTATATTTGTCCGCCTCTTTATCAAAACTGACGCGTGCGGCATTAACGACGGTATCGTCATCGCCCATTACGTCAACTAAGCGGATATATCCTTTATCGAGTACGTTAATCTTTTTCATTATTCGCCTCCTCAACGTCGAAAATGCTATAAATGCGCCACAATTCATTAAATGTCATGTAGCGATATTGGCCGGTATTAAGGCGCTCTACTTTAATATCTACAGCATAACTACGTCCCCTTGAACTTCCTACACTTATTGCCGGAACACTTAATTGTATCTTGTCGCCTACTTCTAAGTCTTTTAAAAGTTTTGCGGACGTGTTCTTTTTTATTCCGACTATTTCAATCGGCTTGGATTTCATAACAATCGTATCCATTCAATCGTCCTCCTCCACAATCTCCCATCCATCTTGATTACCGATAATACGCGGACATTCTTCGCCGCCGTCTACTGCTACGCTTTCGCACGAACACCAGCGGAAATCATGGCGATAATTTGACGTAATTATGTCGCCACATTTTAAACATTTAACGCGCAATCATTCGTCCTCCCTCATAAAAGTAAAGTCATTATCACGCAATAACATCGCAAGCACCTTGCCGAGCCTATTCGCTTGTTCCTCGTCGTGATCCTCGTAAACCGCCTCGAATAAAATACCGTGCGCCAATTCATGCGCTAATACTTCTCGCGCCCTACTCGCCGGTAAACTCTCTTCAATACGTATTTTGCATTGTCCGTAATTAATTTGTCCTAGCAGCGTATCGCCCGACGATAAGCCACGCTGATAAGTAACGCTATAATCGACTGAGCCTATGCGGATTGATTCCGGTAGTTTAAGCGTCATCTAATCGTCCTCCTTCGGAAATCTATTTTCCCTCTTCCACCTAAAATCATCGGGGAAAGCTTCATTTAACACTTTCCTCCACGTTCTTTTATGTCTAATATTCAAGATGGTTTTCTTACTCACTCCGTAGTCTTTTGCTAACTTAATGCAACTCTCCTCACTTTGATATATGGCTATCACATCGTCTTTCGAGATCTTGGCGTCCAGATGATCTTCGCCTGTTTTATTTCTTCCCTTCATCACCATATCTCGTGAGTTCTCTTTCGGTGTACCTAGCTTTAAATGGGACGGATTTATACACTCCGGCTCGTCACATAAGTGCATCACGTATTTATCCTCATCTATTTCGCCATAGTTAAGCCAATAAATGTACCGACTCATTCGCATATACTTATTAAATCTACGGATTACAGGGTAGTTACCTCGATGCCGTGATTTAGCGTGGCTAGTGCATATCCAGCATCCGTTATCGTCAATTCGATATTTAATAGTTTTAGGTCTTGCTCTAGGATTCGTAGACTTATAGTTTTCTTCTATGCTATATTCCTGTTGAACCAAATCCCGCATCCCCTCTTTCTGTTTCTTCAAGATTATGCACCTCCTCCGCGATTATTTGCGGAAGATGTTGTACCACTAATTGCGCTATTTTTTCACCTTTTCGGATAAGATACGTTCCTTCTCCATACAGACCCCCGCTATTATCTAAGCTTGTCTTACCGTCGATATACGTTAATAAAGATACGAAGTTATCCGCGCTAAAACTGTTTATATTATCGACAATAACGCCTAGCTCGCCTCTATAACCTTTATCAATCGTGCCTAACTGTATGCGTAGTTTAGTTTTAGCGGTAATGCCTGAGCGCGGACGTATTTGCGCCTCATAGCCTGCGGGCAACTCGACGGCAATGCCCGTCTTAACAATCGCGGTATCGCCCGGCTCGATAATGATGTCCTCGGCTGCGTATAAATCATATCCGGAATCGGTCGGATGCGCCTTTGTCGGTAATATAGCGTCGTCTGATAGTCGTTTAAATCCGATCACTACTTTATCTTCGTTAAGCAATGCGTCCACCTCTCGCTCTATGTCGTTTGCTAGTTCCGCGATGTAATTACTTCTGGCGCTATTAGTTTCGGCTAAGTGTCGCAACGCCTTATTGTTTTTATCGCAGATTTCTCGGATGTACTTATTACGCAATTCTTCCCGTTTCATATAATAACGTCCTCCCACTTTTTATAGCGCGCTTTTCTACGGTCAAGCATCGCCTCTAATTTTTCGATATGGCGCTGCATTTCGTAAACTACCGCCATTTCCTTTTTCATCTCATCGTATTCCTCTAGAATTTCCTCAAGGGCGACGTATATATCTTTAGATACATAATCTCCGAAATCGTGTTTAATACTCGCTCCCCCTACAAAAAATTCTTCGACGAGTTCGCGTGCGCTCACTTCTTTGAACGGCTTAATCACTGCTTATACCTCCTTTACTTACCAATAATCTGATATAGCCCGGAGGCCTGCTGCGCAATCGGGACATATACCTATATCCAAACTAGCCCCCTCGTCATCCTCGTAAAATATTTCTGAACAGTTTCGACATTCGTATGCTACGCTCATACGTCCCTCACCTCGCCCTTATCGTCGTAATAAAATCCATTGCGCCGGGCAATCGCCTCTACCTCGCTATAATCCGGCTCTCTTACGTCTGCAATGATGGCAAGCAGGCGCTTAAAATCACGCCTTATCTTGCCGTTGCGAATCCTTGTTGGATTCGAAGCACTTCGTTCTCTGATACGATTAGGATTTTCTCGCTTTTTCATCTTATCGCCTCCTATTCTATATCCCCCATTTCGTGGCGTTTTTCGGGACATTACGCCTCGCACATGATACAGATTTTATCCTTACTAAACTGTTGAGCCGCGTTAGTGCCATGTTGATAGTAAAGCGTCTTAACGCCATTACGCCACGCAAACAAGTGTAAATCGTTAATCTCTTTCGCAGGCATATTAGGATTTACCATAATATTTAATGATTGCGATTGGTCGATAAACTGCTGGCGGATTGCGGCTTGGTCGATGACTACGTATTGGTCTATCTCGCTGAACGTTTTAAATACCGCCTTTTCCTCGTCTGATAAAAAGTCGAGATGCTGGACCGAGCCGTCATGATTGCGAATGTCATTCCACGTCTCTCTGTCGTCTTTACCGTATTTAACAAGCGTCTTTTTAAGGTATGGATTGCGAATAGTTACCTTAGCTTTAGCGACATCTTTAACGTAAATATTGCTCCAAATCGGCTCGATTGATTGCGATACTTGTCCGAGGATAAATGCGCTTGAGGTTGTCGGGGCTACCGCTGTTAATGTCGTATTCCTACGCCCATAGCCTTTTAAGATTTCCGGCTCTCCGTATAGCTCGGCAAGCTCTTGCGACGCTTTTAGCGCCTTTTCCTGTATATCACGGAATATCCATGCGTTTAACTTACTTGCGTCTAGCGACTCAAACGGAATCATTTTCGATTGCAAATACGAATGCCAGCCTAAAGCGCCTAAGCCAAGCGCTCGATTAGCTTTAGCAAAGTTATAAGCTCGCTCCATCATCGCAAAAGCATCGCGCTCTTCTTTTTCGTTGGAATCCCGCATATCCTCGAGTTTTTCAATAAACTCCGTCATGACGGCATCTAGGAAGTACACCATCGTTTCGACTGCGTCCGTATTCTTCCACTCGTCGTAATGTAATAGATTCATAGACGATAAATTGCAGACAAACGACCAGTCGGCGTTATTCGGTAAGGTAATTTCGGAGCATAAATTACTATGATTAATACGCAATTCTTTATCCTTGTAGACGTCCACAGCCTCATTATTTACCGTATCCTCAAAAAAGATATACGGATAACCGATCTCGACGCGCCTTTGTAACACCTTTGCCCATATGGCGCGCTTGTCCGCGTCGCCGTCAATCATCGACTGCATCCATTCGTCCGATACCGTTACCCCGTGCGTTAGCTTTTGAATCGGATCACCCTCTGTGCCGATGTCGAGAAACTCGTCAATGTCCGAATGATCGATAGGCAGGTACGGGGAGAAAGCGCCGCGCCTCGTGTTGCCTTGCGATACTACGTCGATAATACCCTCGAATAGCTTCATAAAATGTACGGCGCCGGACGATTTGCCGTTATTCGTGATTGGAGCGCCTCGCCCTCGTAGTTTGCCGAAGTAACCGCTAGTGCCTCCGCCTAGCTTACTCATCATGCCGACCTCTGCTTGTGCGTTTAAAATGCTTGCCATATTATCGTCAATATGCGAGCCAAAGCACGAGATGGGCAAGCCTTTGTCCGTGCCAAAGTTAGCCCATACCGGCGATGATAGCGAGTAGTAGCCACGCCCCATGTAGTCGTAAAACTTATCGGCAAAGCCTTTTACGCCGAGGATCTCCTCCGCCTTGTCGGCGATTTGTCTAATACGTTGCTCTGGCGTAATGCCTTCGATTAAATAGCCGTTTTGTAGAAAGTCCCTGCTGTGTTTGTTTAACCATTCGAATTTACTCATCTAATTCCTCCTCTAAAATAAATCGTCGCCGGTAATAGCCCGCGCCCCTTTTGTATAATTGACACTACGCTTAACGAAAAAGTCAACGTGCTTTGTCGTCAATAGCTCGTCATCAAACCAATCTGTCTGCTCGACTAGATTTTCGTCAATCTCAAATACAGGATCGTATCCAATACTTTCTAGCGAGTTATTTAATCGGTTTTTGACGAACTCTTTGACGACGTCCTTCGGCAAGAAATTAAGTTCGCCCGCCTCGTAAATCCAGTCGATAACCTCGCATTCCGAACGGTATGCCTCTTTACATGCTAGGATAACGCGTTGCTCCAACTCCTTATCAAACCAATTCAGATTCTCGCGCTTAATAATATTAATAATCTCAATACCGAATAAACCGTGAATCTGCTCCTCTTTAGATGTCGCCTCGATCACGTTTGAGATACCTTTAAATAGATTGCGATATTTATTAAACGACATGATGATAAGGAATTGAGAGAATAACGATACATGCTCAATAAATAGTGAGAATAACAAGATTGATAAGGCGTAATCTCTGTCGTCATTTGTCCGCGCTAGTTTGACGCTATCTGTCAGGTAATTAACGCGTTGAGATAGCGCTGGAATCTCGCTTATACGCTCGAACTCGTTATTTAAGCCAAGTATCTCTAGCAAATGGCTGTAAGCGTCGTGATGTCGTACCTCCGACTCTGCAAACGTATAGCCGACCGAACCTATTTCCGGCTTAGGCAAGCGATGGTAAATATCACCCCAAAAGGTTTTGACGGCTACCTCGACTTGAGCAATCGCAAGCATAGCGTTTTTAATAGCGTTGCGCTCCGCCTCGCTTACGTTAACCTTGTAGTCTTGTATGTCGGATGTATAATTAAATTCCGTATGCACCCAGTAAGAGTGTCGTATAGCGTTGACATACTCATCTAGCTCCGGATACTCGTACGGCTTTAGGTTTACCCGGCGCTTGAAGATGTTAGGCAATCGTTCACGGTCGCGCATATCGCGATAAAGAATATACGCTTTAGCCGTCGTCTTGTATTCCGAATCTAGTAATACCTCTTCAACAACGTCTTTTACGACGTCTACCTCGACACTTTTATATTCGCCATACCTCGTCATCAAAGAATCGTCAACGATCGAAGCGAGTTTTTTCGCCTCGTTTAAATCGTACTCCCCTGTTTGCTTGCCTGCGCGATATACCGCATTAATTATTTTGTCGATATTATAGCGCTCATATATGCCATTGCGTTTTATGACCGTTTTTATCACTGCCGCATCTTCCCCTTTACTTTTTCCATCGCCTTTTCAAACTCCTGCTCTCGTTTAGCTTGCGAGTATGCCTCCGCCCATGTTAGGGCTAAAATGATCGTAAATATCAAACTGCCAGCCGCTGCAAAAATATTGGCAATTGTCGTCGGTGCTAAGCTAAACATCCATCCGTTTGTAAGACTGTACACCATTCCGACAAAATAGCCGAGATAGCCGCCTGTTACGACTCCTACTATTATCGTCGCTACTAAAACTACAATACTCGCGATAAATCTAGTCAATTACTCATCTCCTTTAAATAACCGTTATCAATCGCCCATGCCAAGCCAATCGCAATAGCGTCCGCCCTGTCGTCCAGCAAGCGCCCGCGCTCTGTATATAACAACGGCTTAACATCGTCGCCCATACGCTTAATTACGCCCGCTGCGACCTCCTCCTTTTTAGCGCCGCCCTTGCCGCCGATATACTTTTTAATGCGACTTGCGACGATTTCGTCCTTTTCATCGATTTTATAGTCGTAAGTAGCAAGCGCCCGGTCAACGCTCGACCATGCGCCAAAGACAAGCTGCGTGCCTCGTTTGCTACCGCCTTTGATAAACTTCTCGCGCACGATAACGTCGATATTATCGTATCCGTGCTTGTAAATAAAATCGGTAACGAACGCCTGTATTAAGTCAAATCGCTGGGCGTCTGATAAATCTGCCGATGTTTCGAGGTGGTCGACGGCTAGGAGCTTAGGCGTTCCGTCCTTAATTTCGAGTAAGGCTACGCCCGGCGAGGCGCTTATGTCGAAGGATAGGATTCGCAATTAGGCGTCCTCCTTTACTCGTTTTAAAACGTAAATACTATTCTCCGTTTGAATTACTATCGAGCTTTCTGTAAACTTATCCGCAGGAGAATACGCTTCTACCGGCGTTGTTCTTAGCGTTCCTTCTCGTTCTGTATACCGAAATAACATCGGATTACCTAATTCTAGTAATTCAACAACTCCCTTACGTCCTTTCCGTTTATCTTTATTCTGTCCGTCCTTACCTCGTACTTTCGCAATCACATATTCCATTTACTTCACCCCTTTCCGCAATTCCTTAATCTCCCTAAACGCCTGCGCCAAGCTATTAATGCGCCATTGCGGTAAGCTCGAATGCTTCGCCCGCTCGACCTGTTGTCGCAATTCCTCGACTTCCGCCTCTGATAAATCCTTAGCGCAGGCCTCTTTGAACGAGTTAAACGTCCATCCATCCAAATCCAGCTTAGGCGGCTTATTTTCGCGAACCGCGCGGGTAACCTCGACTGCCTTATTGAATACCTCGCGCTTATGCTCGTCTGTAATACGCGCGCAAAATGCTCTAATGTCGGGCGTCTTTTCGTAGTCCTCGTCCGACATAAACCATCGCTGTTTGGCGTAGTTTACGTACAAGATGACGTAATAATCTACGTCATACATATGCGCATAAGCTACGACTTGGCGCGCATGTCCGCTGTCCGGCGCCCGCATCGTATGCAAGGACGTCTGTGCTGGCGTCGTCTGCTTGGACTTAATCTCAAGCCCTACGCGGACAATCTCACCGTCGTCCGTTACGTATTCCATAATGCCGTCGGGCGCTCCGTACAAGTAAAATCGCTCCCCGTCTTGCTCGACGAGTTTATTCGTCTTTGCAAACTCCTCGAACATCGGCGTTCCGTCGCTATTTCTTACGAATTTAAAGCGCGGAACATTGCCCGTCAATCGCTCGTAATTACGCTCAATCGCAAGCAATTCCCGTTGAATCAAGTCGCCGCCGAGCGTACCTAGCTTTTGCCATCGACCTTGGTGCGGTTGATTACGTCGCTTGTCCTTGACCTTGTTGCCATATTTGGCTTTGATGTAAAGTTCTCGCGGGCAAGCGCCTAATGCCGACGGGCTAAAATACGGATGATCTCGCTTAGGCCATACTTGCGGCGGATTGGCGTACCATTGCGCTATTTGCGCGTCTAGATCATTGTCGTAAGTTTCGGGAAGACTAAACCAGTCGTCTAGTAATGCGATTAAGTCGCCTTCGATTTGCGTTGATAAGTCCATATATTATCGTCTCCTTTAATTAGTAGTACGTACCGGCAACACTATCGCCGTAAAGTTGCCCGCCCTTATTTGTAGCGGCCTTGTCGCGCCAAAATACTCAATCGTTACTTCTTCAACTTTAGCGTCTTTAAGCACGTGTACCGCCTCTTTTAAGTATTTAATGCTTAGCGTCATTGTAAATAAATCACGGTCGGTAGCGTTATTGCCTACGCTATACTCCACGTCAAATGCCGTCTTGCCGTCCGTCTTAAATCGTATGAAATCGTCGATGACCTGTATCTGCATAAAGTCGGTAGCTTTATTTAATCGACTGGCAATCTCGATCGCCCTTAAAGCGTCGTATAGATCGTTTACCGGCACATTAAACGTATATTCGGCGTTAGCACTATCAGCAATTAATCGTTCCACGTCCGGATATTTGCCGTTATCGACCTCCTGCCCCGTCTGCGCGTCTAACGTCTTTTCCTCGCCATCGTATAAGCCGGTAGCGACATATAGGCGGTGACTGTCCGTTACGGCTACGTGCTTATCGCTGTGATATACGGTCGATAGGATTGGTCGCGTCCTGACTACGCTCCCCTTAGCGACCTTTTTAGCGTGTTTCATGAATGTTACATACGGTACAAATGCCGTCATATTATCGGTACTTCCCTTCCTTGTAAATATTCTTCGGCGGTAATACTTTCGCCCCATCTTTTTTGTATGGATATGTCGGTAGCATTATCTACACCATCTAGCAAGTAACTTTGCGTCATAATACGATCAATCTCCGCTATGTCCTCCGCCGACAAGTCGTCCGTCGTATAAAGCACTATCTCGTCGTGGATAGGCGCAAACCATTGCCAGCCGCGAGCCTTTACGAGTTTATCAAGCTCAATCATCGTTACCTTAGTTTGTATCGCCGCCAATCCTTGTACCATCGCATTAGGCGCCTGTCTCATCGCTTGATTTATGGCGCTATTGTGCTTGCGGTCGGCCTCGTACTCATCGCTCCAATACTTGCCGTAAGGTATGCGCTTAGGTTGTTTGCGGGCGTCCGGCAATCGTCTTTTACGCGCCTTATCACCTATCCATACGAAGCCGTTACGTTTAGCAAATGCCTGTGCTTTGTCGATAAATGCGCCGATATTTTTGTACGTGTCAAAAAACGTCTGCCTAAATTCCTCCGCCTCGTCTACGCTAATACCTAACGTCTTAGATAAGCCGAACTTGGTAGCGCCGTACATGCTCGATAATAGTACGACCTTCATTTGCGACCGCTCGGGCGTATCATCGCCGTTAGGAAGCTTATAGCATTCCTCGTATGGCTTATTAAAAAATCGGCTTGCTAGCGTCGCATAAGCGTCAACCCCCCGTGCAAATGCGTCGAGCAATACTTCTTCTTGAGATAGGCTTGCGATAATACGGACTTCTTGAGCCGCAAAGTCAGCATTAACGATATAATGCCCTTCCGGCGCTACGAACATCTTGCGAGCATCGCCCGACTGATTCTGTATGTTAAACGAACCGCCTCCGCCCGAACTAAAACGCCCAGTCTTTGCTCCGTTTTGATTAAGGCGCGTATGTATGCGCCCTGTTTTCGGATTTATAAGTTGAGGCAAAGCGTCATAGTACGTAGATAACAGCTTGGTAATCTCGCGGTACTCTAATAGGTCGGCGATTACCGGAAACTCCTTAGCAAGCGGCTTGAGCGTATTTTTAGCGTTAGTGTCCTTAATAGTGCGCCCAATATGCGCCTCGATAGCGCCCTTTAATTGCTCCGGACTATTAAGGTTTATATCGCCTAAATGCTTGACGACGTTATCGTGCGCCTTGCTTGCCTGCTTGCGTAGTTCCTCGGCATATTGCTTGGCATGATCTGTATCTATATCGTAGCCCCTAAGCTCAATATCGCTAACGATCGTCATTAACGGCATTTCTACGTTTAAGAAATAGTCGAGCATATTGCCGTGCTTGGCGAGGTGGTAGCGTTGGAACTCATAAAGCCTGTACGTCAAATCGCCGTCCTTAGCCGCATATGCTAAAGCTGTTTCGAGGTCTATCTCGTTAAATCCGACCTGCCCGAATAGCTCGCCGTAGGTATGCGAATTATCTCGCAAATACTTGGTAGCTAACGTCTTTAATGCGTAGCTCGGCTCGTTTTCGTTAAGCAGGCGCATTGCCTCCATTGTGTCCCAGTAAAGCCCGTCTAGCTCGATGTTTAAGTCGTTTTTAAGCATCTGGACGTCGAATTTGGCATTGTGCGCAATCTTTTTAATCGTCGCATCCTCGTATAGCTGTCGCAACTCCTTCGCTACAAATACACGGTTTAACTGTGACATACTCGCGTCGTCATGGTCGGTAGGCACATAATAATGAGTATCGACGCTAGTAGCCGATAAAACATGTCCGACTATCTTATCGTTGTAAACGTCCGTGCCTGTCGTTTCTACGTCAAAGACTATTTTGTCCTCTTCCATCAAGTACTCTATAACTACCTCGAGTTCTTTTTTATTCGTAACTAAAACGTAATTATTCGGCATGTTATCGACAAGATCGTTTAGCCTATTGCGTCGTTCTAATTCTTCTAATTCCATCCATAGGCGCAAAGCCTCCGCCTTACTAAAGCGCTTGCCAGCGCTTCCCGGCTCGCGTCCGATAACGCCGTTTTCCATAGCTTGCTTTACGGATTTTAGGCGGGCTTCGTCCGTCGGGCTGTTTTTCATATTAAATATCCGTATCCACGCTTCCTCGATCGTTTCCTTGTTTTGTCGGCGCTTGGCGGCCGCTTTGCTTAGGCTCTTATCCTCGTTAGGGCGCGGATTGTTAAGCCTTATGTTTTTGCCCATATTATCAAACTCCTTTTAATAATCGATGTGCATATCCCAATAATAATCGCAAACAATTTCGATGTTAGCGTCTGCCCACTCGTAAAAGCACGTCTTGTCGCAAAAATACTTTTCGCTATATTCGTCCCAAAACAGTTTGTCGTAATATTGTTCCGAGCCGCAGTTATCGCAATTTACGAGCGGTTCTTCGTGCAATTCCGGCGGCTTAAATCGGTCTATCGGAATCGCCTCCTTTTGCTCGATAAATACGTCGTCTGCCTATAATATGGAAACCATCGTCGCCGTCGACATATGCGCATAAATCTCCGTCAAAGCTCCTCGCGACTTTGTTTATACGTTTTAGCTCGCCGCCAATTTCGATATAGTCGCCTGCCTCCGCGTGTCGAGGCTCGTCAAGTACCGCAAAGGCTCTTAAATTTCGTAAAATATCTCCGCCCATTTATAGCTCACCTCGCCTAACCTTTTACTCAAATTAAGTATGGATCAACGATTTCTAAAATCTTTTCCATACCTCGTGTAGCCTCTCGGATAGCCTCGTTGAGCTCCTCGTCATCTGTATTCGGACTAATGTATCCGCCTGGATAAATGGCGTATCCTAATCCCTCTACCTCAATAGCCTCCGCAATCAATTTATACTGCTCTTCTAAACGCTCCTCTTTCGTCATTTTATCCACTCCTTAAATTTCATAATAAATCTCTTCCCAACGCTCGCCCGCCTCGCTCGCTTTTACCCAATATTCGCGCAATCCCTCGTTAGGAAACATGAATACCCGCCCTTGCCATACGGCTATAAAGCTATCGACATCTTCGGGAGGATACGGCTTACCACTTGCCGGCGCGCCTCTTACGACTAGATAAGCGTCGCCATACCGCCTTATGTCCTCGTCAGAACCACGTAAATATGCCGTCTTAACCTGCACATATAACGTTTCTTTTGTCGAGGGATTGCGAACGGCAAGGTCGAAAGACTCGGGCGCTATCGGCTCTAGGACGGTATATCCGTTAGCTAATAACGCCGTCTGGGCGAGTAGCTCGGCATGTTTGCCTTTTTCCGTCGTTGTTAATGCCGTCAAATGATCGCCTGCCCTTCGTTAAAATTCGTATTCCTCATCTTCTTCATTGCCATCTTCCTCTGCTTCTTTTGTCGGGGGCTTTAGTCCGATTAAGCTAATGTCAAATCCTGCTTTAATAAGGTTTTCGACTTGTTCGTCATAACTTGCCTCATAGTTAATGCCCTCAAATTTAGATTGATCGAACTCTTCGGGAGCCTTATCGAGATTAGCGCGCTGCTCGTCCGTCAAATCCTCTTCCGGGAACATGACTGGCGTTAACGAAACGGTCGTTGACGTGCCTTTGCCCGTCTTAGCAAGCTCAAAAGCCATCTTGTCTAGTCGTCCACTAAATTTTTTAATTACGCCATGGATCGCCTGCGCTTGATTTTTAGATACGTCAATAACGATCTGCTCGCCGCTTGTTAAGTCGTAAAAGCCCATTGCGAAACGTAGTCTAGCGCGGTACTTACTCGCTTCCTGCGAATGCTCGTCCGTCCAATCCGTTGACTTGTCCTTGTGATATTTATATGCCATATCCCAAGGCGTCAAGTCGTCGATAGGGTTGCCGTATTTGTCTCGCTTAGGCTGTTTTTCGGGTACAAAGCTATTGACAACGTTAAAGATGCCGTATGAGTAAAAAGGCTTAATGTCTCGGTCGCCTAACACCTTTACGTAAAACTTACTACCGCTTTTAAAGGATGTAAACTCGTTGTTTGTAGTGCCGGAATTATCCGTATATAAAAGGTCTAAAACGTCTGTCATCTTATCATTCTCCTTTTATTAATCTTTAAGGACGGAATCGCGTAAGGTGCGCATATCTTACGCATAGCCCGCGCTCGCGACTCGCAGGCTTATCCGCCTTAAACAACGTCCTACGTCGTTGCTCACCGCTTTCCAGTCTGTTAGGATATATAATCCCCACCAACTAGCGCGCATTATTGCTCGGTAGGGCGTTGATTAAGGCGGGCGAGGGCACTACGCCGTCGCTTCGTCGTCCTCTTGTTCCGCGTTAATTTCGTCTATTGTTCGCGGATTATCGTGACACCAGCGCACATATTCCTCGTATTCTTTCGTCGTCATATCGTTTATATCAGCGAGATATTCGATTAATTCGTCAAACTTTCGTTGTTCTAAGCCGAAACGTTCGCGATTATCGGCGAACCAGTCGAATATGTTGTGGTCGGATTTCGATATGTTTAAGTCGGCGCGTAACGGAATCATATTGCCTAACGTAGTGCCTCCATGTCCTGAAGCAATCGGAATCACATGGTCAAGGTGTATTCCTCCGCCCAAATCCTTATCTCCCGTTAGAGCACACGTACGGCCGAAGCGTTCAAGCAACGCTTGTTTCTGTTCTTGCGTAAAATCGTACGGTAAATTACATTTACGTGCCCGCCTTAACTGATTGCGTATTCTAAAATATTCGGGATTAGCTTCTCGCCTTAATTTATCGCGCCTTTTTAAGTAACTCCGATTACGCTCAGACCACTCCCTCCAATTACGCTGCCTTCTTTCTTTATTATTTAAACGATATTCCTTATTATATTCCTGCAAACATTCTTGATTTCTTTCTCTCCAGACAGCAGCTCGTTTTAAGTGATTTTTATACCAATCACTGTTCTGCTTATTTATTTCGAACCTCTTCTTTTCGTACCTCGATACGCACCTCTTACAGCGAGATTCCCTTCCTGCAAGTCCTTTTTTATTTCTATGGAAATTGTCGATAGGGACTATGTTTTCACATCCTCTACATTTCTTCGCTATAATCTCTCCTTCGATGTTCTCGTAATACTCCGTTTGCCAATTGTTTTTCGATTGTTTTCGAATCATCTCGCTCGTATCGAAAGTCATTCGCTAATCACCTCAATCGCCCTTTCTTTCGCCTGCCATTCGTCCTGTATACGCTCAATCCTGCGTGCTACTCCGTCAGCATACGCTTGCTTTTCCGCTATCCTACTTTCGATAAGCCCCCTCGTCTTAGGATTACGCGCCTTCGCCCGGTTGACCGCCATATCGCCGATTTCCTGCAATGCTTCCGCATACTCTAGTTCTAGCTTGCGGGTAAGTCGCGTGTATTCCCGCTTTAACTTGCGCAACTCTCTTTCAAGCGTCGGCTTTAGAAAGTCGGCGCTTAACGAATCATGTACGGTAATAATTGCGTTAGTCATACCGTCGACCACTAGCCTTATATCGTCGGCTTGATAGACAAGTCCGTTCTTGCCGTTGGCTGCTACGTATTTTGCCTTGCGCATTAAATCGTTGAACCAATTTATCGCGCTTTCGGGCGCTATACCAAAACGTAGCTCGGCTCGCTCGATTGCGTGTTTAGTCGGTTGGTATTTATACGTTAGAGTATCCATACTATTGCCTCCTCTAAAGCCTCAAACGAGGTTATCATGTTATTAGCATCGTCGTCATATTTACAACCGTGATATAATTCGTAAGTCTCTTCAATAATTTCGGCATTGGCTTTTAATCTTTTGTTGGTTAAATCTGTCATTGTATAAAATCCTCCAATCGTGCTATACTACAAATAGGCTTGCTAAATAGCCTCCGCGATATATTCGCGGCAATCAGCTCGGAAACGTTGGATAAATTTACGATGCGATTCGGGATTTCCGCCAATCGATTGCGCCAACAATCTGGAAATCTCCGAGTTATTATCGATGCCTAACGTCCAACTTCCGACTATTAATTCTTTGCGACGGTCGTCCTGCGCCAACAGGGCGGCCATTTCTTTTGATATTACCTCGCCTTCGACGTCCGCCAAAACGTCCTCAGGCTCGTACTCTATTTCCTCGCCATCGTCGCCAAGCGTGGTTAGAGTCGTAAATAATTCGGCGTCTTCTTTTTTGCCTCGGCGACGGTAATCTGACGCCTCTTGCTGGATAATTCGCTCGATGTAATTACGGTGGCTTGTCCGACTTATATCCCCGTTGAGATAGCGTGCTACCCTATTTATGCAGCGCTCCTCGAACTTGGTTTGGTCGACTACTGCGGTCCTAAGTCCGTCAGCCACTTCGTAAATCCTTTGAATGATCCACTCATTCTCGTAAACTATTAAACTGTTGTTATTTACCATATTTCTACCTCCCTAATACATATCCCCCATTAAGCTGTTACTTCTGGGACATGATTTCTAAAAAATATTTTTGTTTGTCGATTTATGTCTTATTATACTTATTTTAAGTTGTTTGTCAACTGATATAATCAGTCTATTTAAGTTGACTAAACACCTTAATTTTGATAAGATTAAATCGGGAGGTGAAAATATGTCCATATCATACGAGAAACTCCATAAAATCCTAAATAAGAAAGGATACTCAATCGGTTATTTGATAAGTAACGGAATTATAGGCGACTTTTCGGGTCGTAAATTAAGAAGGGGCGAGCCTGTCGACTTGAAATATATCGACAACATATGCCAATTCCTACAAGTACCGATAGAGCAGATAGTCGAGATCAAGCTTGATGAGCCGAAGCAAGACTCGGACATTCAAGCAGACTAATTCGCTTAGCGTTATCAAACACGCTATTTAATCTTTGGATGCCGTCGGGGCTAAGTAAAGCCTCGTTGGCATCTTTTTTATTGCCGTAATCAATCAGGTAAAGATCGACATAGCCTCGCAAAGCCTCGTAAGCCTGCCGATTAAGCCTGCGTCCCGCCTCGTCATTATCGCCCGCTAAATAAATCGTCTTAATCGGGCTGCGCTTTATCATCTCTACTTGCTCGCGACTTATGCGAGCGCCATTTACGGCTAGCGCGGGATAGCCCAGCGTCTCCCAGCTTAAAGCGTCGATAAAGCCCTCGTTTAGGATTGCGTAATCCTCTGTTAAGTGTATGCCGTATAGTAGTTGGTTTTTAGGCAAGCCTTCGCGGTGGTAAAAGAATCGCTTATCATTAAAGCTACTGCGCCGATAAAATACGCTCGCCAGCTTGCCCTCGGCGGTAAATATCGGAAATGCCGTAAATCCCTTATATTGCCTATCGTAGCCTATGCCGTAAAGTTCCTGGACCTGTGCGCTAATGCCTCGCCTAACTAAGTATGGGCTAACCGCTTGCTTGACGGGATTTGCCAGCGCCTTAAATCGCTCATTTAAGCGCAGGGCAGGCTTTTTAAGCCGTATAGGCTCGTCGGGCTTATGCGCCTGTCCTATGTCGTATTTGTCGATTAAATAGCGCTCAGCGTCCTCGATCGGTATGTCGTCAAGCAAGGCGATAAGCTTTGCGAAATTACCGCTTGCCATATCGTCACTTATTGCGCCGCTGTCCGCCCAAGTGCCCGCGTACTCGCCCGCAAGGTTAACGAAAAAGCTCGGACGGCTTTCGTCGCGGAACGGGCTGTTAGCGATTAATTTATCGGGTTGCCAGCGGGCGTTGTCGAATTGGTATGCGGAAAGCTCCTCCTCGATGTCGACTAGTAGTTCTTGACCGCGGATTTTAATTGCTTGCATTGTCCAACAGCTCCGGATTTTCGTAAATGTTCCCAACTACTTCAAAATCAAGTCCGGACTCTTGAAACATCATAAAGTATCCGTCCAATGACTCTATACCAATCTCAAAATAACGTTCTGTAACAATCCAGTACTCATTCGGTCGATACTCAACTATGTCACCTTCATAAACATAATTTCCATTTAAATCAAAAGCCCATAAATGTTGCATTACTATAAAATTCTCTTTATTTTCCCACTCTCCGTTACTAATTTTGATTACATTTTCACCCACGAAATCTAAATCTACCATTTCTTTATTTTCTTTATCCCATGCTCTAAACTTAATTTCTCTCATCAAAAATCAAACCCTTCCAAGGCTTCCTCGCCCGTTTCTAATTCTTTTATGATTCCGTATTGCGGTAAATAAAGCACGTTAGACACGTCGCCCTCTCCGCCGTCGCGCCCCTTCATATTTCCGACAATAGCAAGTCCTTGCTTATAATCGGAATCAATGCCGATAAGCACCGCCGCATCCTCAAGCAATGCCTTAGTTTTTTTAACGTCCTCTCGTTCGGGCAATCGTAATTCCCTCGTCCCCTCGTCCGATGTCCCCGACTTTTTGACGTCAGATTGCGTAATAGCTACGGTAACAACGCCAAGCCTGCCCGTCATCAGCCGTAACTTATTTGACGTATTAGCGGCGTCTCCGCCCGTTGTTCGGCTCGTATTGCGCTCATACTCAAGGTAATAAAACGGGTCAATCACGACAAAATCTATATCGTGTTGTTTAATATCCGCCTCCAACGTTCGTAAGCTTTTACGCTCAGCGTCCTCGTCATCTACGGCTCTTACGATAATATTGCCCGCGATATACTTGTCGATATTACGGACAAAATCTCGGAAAGCCTGCTCGAACCCGTCGCCTAGCTTACCTATTCGTAGGCTATTAGCGTCAAAGCCTGCGTCCATGTCGACGCCCTCATAGGTAATCCGCGTAACGCCTTGGTCGCCGGAAATGCTCGTATATATCCGCACCATTACCTCGAACCAGCCCATCTCCTCTGCATAAATAAGGACGTTGGCGCCTTGCTGGGCGGCGTAGATGGCGTCCTCTAGCGTTAGTACGGACTTGCCTCGACCGCTCTCGCCGTACACCGTATATAAATTACCGCTTATATAGTTGCCCACGGCGCTATACTTCGATTTCCAAACTTTAAAAGACTTGCCGAGCTTGCGTCGCTCGTATTCGTCGAGAAACTTATCAATGTCTTTTTTGACGTCTGTTCCCGTTTTATTACGAACGCTTGTTCTCATTTTAATATCGTCGACAAAATTTGTCAACCAGTTATTAAACTCCGTTGCCGGCATTTCGTTAAGCCTGCGCTCAAACTCACCCGAATTATGGACGTCAATAATCGCCTGCTTTGCGGAGTAGTCTTTTATTTGCCGGGCTAGATATTCGTAAGAGTCGCTAACGTCCGGAATATATTCGTAGCCCTCAATCTCGGCGGCTACCGTCGCATAGCTCGGCGCTTGTCCGTTATTTTGTTCGGCATATTGCTCGATAAAACGGTATATACGCCGATCATTATCGGTATGCATATCTTGAAAATCGATATTGTAGCGAGCTAATGCGCTGGCGTCTCCGCTGTCTATTACCTTGTTTAAAAAGAGCTTAGCGTAATGCATTATCGTCCACCATCCCGCCTAATTGCCTTTTAATCTCGCCCATACGCTTGATAATATCGCGGCCCTTGCCGCTATCCTTGCCGTAAACTTGTAGCATTGTCTGGCAGGAACGGAGTTCGTCGAGTAAGTCGTCAACTATGTCGGCTGTTATAAGGTCATGGTCCGGATGTTTAGATGATTTGCCCGGATTAGCGCTCTCTATTACGGTAATATCCTCTAGCTCGGCGTAATAATTGCGCTTATCTCGTAAATCTAGCGCCTCTATCTCGGCAACCTCATACTCCATCTCTAAGTCGATATAATGCGTACGTGTTATCGAGATTATTTCAAATCGTCGCTTGCCATATCCGTCGATATGTACGATGTCGCCTACGTTAATATTGTCGTTATTGTCCCTATTTAAAGTCGCCATATTATCTCATCCCCCTTTTGCTCTCGCCCTCAAACGGTATGACCGCGCACATATCGCGCATACGGTCGTATAGCCTGTCGTCAAATACCTGCGCCATATCCTCGATAGGTAAATTCGAGGTAAACACGGTAGGCAATCCGTTAGTTGTCCGATAGTTTATAATCGCATGCAAATACGATCTAAAAGCCTCTGTCGCGTCCCTTACGCCTACATCGTCTAGAACAGCAAAATCAACGCTTTGTAGACGTTTTATGTCCGCCCCAATCCTTTTAATTGCGTCCTCATCACTCGTCATTGTAGCGATGTTATATTGCGTTTGCCACTCGTTTACGTCGAGGAAGAGGGCGGGCGTCTGCTGCGGTTGCTTGCCCGCTTTTAGCGCCGCTAGATAATCATGCGCTATATATTCGGCAAGCAAGGCGCTCGCTGTCGTTGTCTTGCCGGTGCCCGGCGACTCGCCCCAAAGGTATAACGACTTGGCTCGCTCGCCGCCCGCTAAATGACGTTTAAATGTCGTTAGGTATTGCTCTAGCAAGCGGTAAGCCTTCGCCTGTCCCTCGCGTGCTGGCGAGTTGGCAAGCGTTATGCCTCGGTAATCTGCGGGCAGGCCGGCGTTGCCTAGCCGTCCCGAATTGCCGTCCAAGCCTTCGAGTGCTATTCGGTGGGCGCATAGGTTATCGCATTTAGCGCAGCGATCCTTTCGATAGTTTCGTAGTATGCAAGATGTCAATTAATTGCCCTCCTTAATTTCCTCGTACATCACATCCATCACCTCTTGCGTGGGCTTTTCATCGCCGTTGAATCCGTAATATACGAACGGAATACCCTCGCTATTGTAGCCTTGCCTCATTTTATAATCTCGGCTTTCAGCGGGAATTTTGAATGTATCGACTATCTCCTTTACGCAATGCTCGCACAAGTCGAAACGGACTCCGCTGAAATCATATAAGACGCTCCCGTACGCGTACACTAAGTCAAACTCGCGGTAAGGCTCGGCAACCCATCCGTTATCATCTTCTGAAACATCTGCGGCCGTTCCACATTTATTACACGTAATCTCTACGAGTTTATCCCCGTCATGTTTCCGCATATTAATCGTTAACTCCTTTTATATCTAAATTCTCTATTAATCTATCGATTTCTTCGATTTTATTATCGACATATGGCGCTAAGCTCTCCCTAACATAGTCTTGAATATATTCGCCCGGGAACACTATCTGCCCCATATTACACTCGTAAACTCCGAGAGAGTTACCGTACGTTATTACGTTATCGAGCGCCTGCCTTAGTTTAATTAAGTTTTGTCTTAAATCTAGTATCATATTTAATGTTTTTATAGATTGCTCTATTTCATCAATTTTTTCGTCAATACTCATTCTTCGCCCTCCTTTTTTTTGTGTTATCCCCATAAGTTTTTCCGAAGAACGCTCTCGTAACGAACGTTATACCCGTGTTCAATCGCGTCCATTAGCTTTTCTTTTGGGATGTCCATTAAAATTGCTTCAAGTTTTCTTGCTTGCTTTCTAGTCAAGGCAACTTTTTCTCTTTTTCTTCTTAAATATGTTTCGTAATCATTGCCGATCATTCCGATTCACCCTCCAATGCTTTACGTGCTTTTTCTCCATAATCGATAACTATTTCTGATTCTGGAACACCTAACCCAATTTTGTATTCTTTTTCATCAAAGAAGTAGTTTTCTTCGTTTGCATAAAACTCTAGCGCTTCACGATAGCGTTTGTTTTGTTGCTCTATAACCCATGCTATTTTCGCTGTTTTTTCAATCAAATCACCTAGTGCTTTTTTATTTTCTTTCAACTCCCACACTCGTTCAGCTTGTTCTTTTAACTGTTCGTAATCACTTTTTTGTATAGTTACAACATCCACCTCATGACCCGTGTGAAAACTCTCTGCGATAATTCTCTCATCGATATTTTTAATCATTTCGATTCCTCCAATGCTTTAGTTAATATTTTTTCTATTCCCGCGGGATTTGTTAGTATTTTAGGGTTATTTGCGTATTCTCTAGCTTCTTCGATAACTTCACGATAGCGATTGTTTTGTTGTTCTAATTTCGGTATTTCGTACCAAACTTTAATGTTGGTATCGAATTTACCCTGCTCGTATGCCTCGTGATATTTCATTTGCCTGATTCGCTTATTTTCTTTTTCCAACTCCTGAACTCGTTCAGCTTGTGCGATTAGCCAATAAATATCGTTTACGCTAATAAGATGTCCGCCCATTCCGTAACCTAATGGATCAAGGTTCTTTTTTATCTCTTCCAACCGTTCTTTACTCACGTCGCTCACTCCTTTTATTTATAACCAATCGCTCAATCTGTCGTAATCCTCCGCAGTCATTTCCGCCTGCTTGCCACGTTCCTCCCGCCTTACTTGCGCCGCCTCTTCCGCCTCCAGCCTCTGCAAGATATTACGTCGATAAGAGTATAAAAAGCCGAAGTTAGTGCCGGGATATTGCGGCGTAGGCTTATACGACTTAAAGCCCTCGTCGATAAATCGCTTAATCATCGCCTTATCATGCGTGCCTGCCCGCGTCTGAGTGCCGATAAGCCTACCGATCATGCCTTGCTCAGTCGCCCACCTGCCGCCAAACGGTACGTACTCGCATCCGAATAGCTCGCGGTGCTTGTCCCGTAAATATTCCGTGAATGTCGTCGTGTTCCAATCCTCGATATTTCTCGCCTGCCAGTCGTTTGCTGGCGGTAGTTTTTTAGTCATTTGCATCGTCCTCCACTAATTTATGAATATTGCGAAATCTGACCGCCTCGTAGCTCGAATTCCAGCCGTGGTCAAGATCTACTACATCTACTTCGAAGCCTGCCTCGCGGTATTTGCGCAAGACTTCCCGCTTTATTTTCCCTCGGCTTTCCTCCGACAAGTCCTCGTTATGCCACGTGTCGTAGAAGTGAGACTCATGATGTCGGTGGGTAATATTGTTTGTTTCGCCCGTGCTTACGTAAAAAGTCGTCTTACCTGCGAGCGCATTTTCCTTTATTTTTCGGTCGAGCACCTCCTCTATTTTCGCTATACGCTTTCGACGTGTATCTGCGTCTAACCAATCGCGTAATTGTTCTTTTGTTACCATCTTTAATTTACTCCCCTTTCGTCATAATATCGCTGTACCGCGCGCTGGCTTGGCGTTAGCCCTTGCGCTTCGCCGGCCTTTTTACGCTTATTCTTCGCCATGCCCTCGCTTATTTCGACGAGGGCGGCTCCGATAATTATTACGGCTATAAATCCGATAATAAACGTTGTCATCGACATCATAGGTTTAATACTTGCGTAATCGATCATTCGTTATCCTCCTTGTAAAATGCGTTTTAAAGCGTGTTTTAAGCTCGTCCGATAGATACGTCTAGTTATCGTCTAAAGCTCGCTTAAATACGTTATTTAGCCCGTTATGATGGCTGATACGTAGACTAATGTTATCGGCAATATAAATAATACGATCATGACGTAATCATCTGATTTGTATCGCATATGCATCGCCTCCTTACCGCGACGGCCACGCGGAAAACTTTTTATTATTAATTTTTGAAAGGAATTACTTGCCGACATATATACCTATATAAATACTTGTTTAATACCGTCTATACCTTTATACGAAAATAATTATGATGCTCGATTCCGACGAATGCGTAAGCATGAGTCGGTATCTTTTCTATGGTAAGTAGTCTATGTGTAGTCTATGGTATAGGTGTTATCATTTTGATAACATATAAGCATTATCATTTTGATAACATCTAGCACTTTATCAATTTGATAACTTAGACAGCGTTTTATAATTGACCGCATACCACATCGTCCTATCATATGCTCGCTTATTATAGTTGCCGGTAACAATTAAATCGGCGTCCTTTAGTCGTTTAAATATCCTTACTATTGTCGGCTTGCTCCAAAATGGAAAATGCTTTTGCCAATCGTCGTAAGAGTTATAAACCCATTTACGACCGTCTATCTCGTTATCGCTAATTGTCGATAAAAAGTGTATTTGCTGTAATACAACCGCCTCGTTAAGCCCTATTTTTGACGCCAATGTCGGCGGCACTAATAGCGGGCGCTCGTCGATAATTAACTTGCTCATTGTTTAAATAATCACCTGCCTTACTCTATACACCCAAATCAGCGACGTAAATTGGGACAAATATTATAAAGTTTAAATATTCCGATAATTAAAATAGTTGGAAAATACTAGTTTAATAGTTATAATAACGGTAAAAATTATTAGGAGTTGGTAAAATGAATACAGTTGGAGGACTATTGGTTATCATATCATTAATACTCTTTATTAACGTATTTATCCGTCTATATAAGCATCTACGTAAAGACGACAATATGTTGGCAAAAACTACGATAATAAGAGCCACCACCGCCATAGTTTTATTCCTTGCCGGGGGCATTTTGATAGAAGATACTGACGAGACTGCCGCAGGAGAAAAACAAGATGAGCCGGTGGAGATGGGCGACGTACAGGAATTTAACGTAACGTCCGAGAACGATATTGAGAAATTAATTATAGATATGTTTGGGGAAACCACCAATACTGGAGAAAAACGCGTTGAGGGGGTGGTTTATAACGAGGTTGATACGGATCCTTATATAGGACTTAATCTACATTCCGACGAAAATGTCACCACAAATCTCGCGCGATCGGGAATGTTGAGGGATTCACTAAAAATAATGGAGTCGCTACATCATAACGGATATGTCGGCAAGTTTTACGTAGATTGGCGCTTGCCTTTGACAGATAAGTACGGCAATACCGAGCCAGGCAAAGTGATGTCGATAAACATTAGTGCGGAGAATTTTTCTAAGATTAACTTCGATAATTTCGACTATTTAAACTTACCGGATATCGCTGACGGATATTTTGAGCATTCTGGACTTAATGAATAAAAAAGCCCTAGCGGAATTATCCGCCGAGGGCTTACTTTTATCGCTAAAAACGTATGCGCAAGTTTTCCATCGGACTAAATCGCTCGTGCGCCCGCTTGGTATCCTCGCTAAACATATTGACATAGCGACGGACCATATCAAGCGTTTTATGTCCGAGTATCTTTTGTAGCGTGAACAAGTCCGCCCCATTCTGTACCGACATTTTCGCAAACGTATGCCGGAAAGTATGCGGACTGCATCTGACGTTGGTAATGCCCGCCTGCCGACCGTATTTTTCGATGCGACGCCTTACGCTGTCGCGGTTCATCTGCTCGTCATCGACCGTTATAAACAGCCAATCGACGTAAGAATCGCCGCGCGCGGCTATATAACGCTTTAAGATACGGATTGTCTGCGTCTGGATCGGCACCAAGCGCTGCTCGCCGCTTTTGCCTGCGATTAGTATTTGCCGGTCGGCTAAGCGCACGTCGTCGACTTTTATATCGCAAAGTTCGCGTACACGGACGCCCGTATCGAGGAATACGGACATTATCGCCAAATCGCGCAAGCCTACGAATAGTTTAGGGTCGGGCTGGCGGAATAGCTCGCGCAATTGATCGCGGCTAAATGTTTCGATAATCGGCGGCTTAGGCTCGCCTATTTTGACGTTATCAATCGGACTTTTATCGATGATGCCGCGCCCTTTCGCCCAATTAAAAAACGCTCGCAAAGCGCGCAATGCCGAGGCGATAGAAGCGTGTTTTAAGCGCCTTTCCTCCACTAGATACCTAACGTACTCGTCCTCGATTATCTCGCGCGTGATCGCCCTTAAATTCGTTTTTATACGCCTATCCTCTAGCGTATACATAAACCGAGATAACTGCGATTGGTAGTACGTGATGGTGTACTCGCTTTTATCGTCGATTTTAAGGCCGCGCAGGAAGGATAGCATGCAATCGTAAAAATCATCGTCTATCGACTGGACTTCCGGTGCCTCGACATTGACCGTTGTCCTACGACGTCTGCCGTTTATATTCATAAAAAAAATCACGCCCCCTTTCCGCGAATTTTTATCGCTTGAATAGGCGTGTTATCTGCTTTAGATTAAATCATGCGTACCGCAATCGTATAAACTGACGTTAAGGTCGGCGTCTGATTGGCCGCAAACCTGCGTCGTTATTACGTTTTAAGAATGGCGGAGAGCAAGGGATTTGAACCCTTGAGACCGGGAACCGGTCTACATGATTTCCAATCAACGATAGCTAGATTACGACAATTAGGTCGCTCTGTCAAGCGGATTGACTAGCTGTGACGGTGCGCTAAACTGATCGCAAGGTCGCACGATTGATTGAAGCGCCTATAAAAGCGAATCGCTAGATTATATATTAGTAGGGATGCGCCGAAATGTCAATTAAAATAAAAAAAGGGCGCTTAACTGCGCCCCTCTCACTCATTAATATTATAACATAAGGGCAGGCATAACGCCCGCTCTTTTTTATTTTAATCGCCTGTTAACCTCGGATCGGACTTTTTGATACGTCGCATTATCGACTCCTAACGATTTCCGACGCTGTGCATGTCCGACGCCATGTTTGCCTTTAATGACCTCTGTTGCCATTTGACTAATCGTCTTTTTTGGTTTTGACGTGGAAACCTTTGCCCCATCACGTAAAATACGTAACAACTGTAGGTTTTGACTTGCTGTACCTGTGTAGTTTTTAATGCCGTGTTTCTGTGCCAACTTTTTACGGTGATTAAAAGATGATGGTTGTCCGATTGATTGTAAATACTCAACAATACTATTGCCTTTATACTTTGTTTTTCGTGGTTTAGACGGCTTTTTAGTAGGTTTAGATGTGTTTGTACTACCCGTTTTTTTATCGCTTAATTTAGCCTTAAAATCATGCCACGTGACGCCTTTATTACCTGCCCGTAAATAACGAGGGCAATCCTTTCCGCTTGTTTTGTTGTGCTGAATAACATTGTCAGCGCTAATAATATACTTGCCTATTAAATGCTTAGTTAATTTAACAGCATTATCGACCGCCTTTTTAAAATCTCCGTCGCTATTTACGCAAATCTCGATTCCGATCGAATTTTGATTGTAGTATTTGTTGCCCGCATGCCAACATTGTTTGTTGTCGTCAAACGACTGTATAATCTCTTTGTCGTCTACTTGATAGTGCCACGAAGCTTGTCTGCTGTTTCCACTTGCTTGTAATCGTGCGTGTGCGTTAGCATTAGCGCCCTTACGTGTGTTTGCCGTTTCGTGTATGACGATGTAGCGCTTCGGATTCTTGTCGCCGTAAGTTACGCGCGAGGCTATCGATGGGCTGACGAGATGCTTTCGTATTTTATTGCTCATTACTTATCGCCCTCCTTACGCTTATTTTCCGCCTTTAGTTCGCGCATCTTAGCCGTACCCGCGTGCGCTTCCGGCGTTACGTCGTTATTCTTCCAAGTCGCCCAAAGCGTCGCTATAACGGTAAATGTCGTCGATAAGAACGCCTCGATTTCCGCCGATGTGAACGGAACGGGCGAGATGCCGAAAGCCACCAAAAACTGATTAATGAGCGCAATAAAAAGCACCGCCAAGCGCAGCGCTGTCTCTTTCGTGATATACAATTTGCCTAAACGCATAAATATCATCTCCTTTTCGATTTATAAAAATAATATAATTAACGATACGACGGCGACTATCCAACCGCCCCACTCGCGAATCGCTTTGCCGACTGATTGCCGTCCTTCCGCTCGCGCTTCCATATCCTCGACTTTCCGCTCGACATCCGCTAACTCTTCGCGCAATCCGTTGTATTGTCGAATCATCGTACGCGTCTCCCGCATTTCCGAGCGTAGGTCGCGAAATTCCGTCTGCATATCGTTTATCTGTTCGAATAAATCTTTGTTCGTGTACCATTGATTATCTCCCAAAGTTGACCACCGCCTTATAATATGTTAATATTCGCAATAAGCCGTCGTTTAGCGGATACCGCCGCCGCGACGGGTTAGGGCTGGCGTTGTGTGACCGTTCAACCCTTATGTATTTCGTTTAATCCGCGCTTTATAACGCGTCCAAACGCTGCTTAATGTCGTCAATTTCCGCCTCAATATTAGAGACTCGCGCATCTAGCGCGCTAACTTCCGATTCGACCTCGCTTAACCTAGAATTTACGCCGACTAACTTACCATCCGTATACGCGTTAGCCTGCGAAACAGCCTCGCTTATTGCCGTCGTAATATCGCCGTCGCTCGCTTTATTATTCCAGTTATCCCGCTCATTTTGCGTTATATGGCGCACGTTGTCCGTTAAATGCGCCTCTAACTCGCCGCGCCCTTCGTCAACTTTACGCGCTACCGTACGGACTTGGCGGTCAGTATTCGCTAATCCTCGCTTGACCTCGCTGATTTGCGATGTTAAATTCGATTGATAACGTCGCGATAATTGCTCCGTGCCAAACGTTAATTTAGTGTCGATAATATTTCCGCGCCAATCTCGCGTAATAACCGACTGTACGACGCGTACATCGGCGTCTAAACCGATGCGTTCGTCGATAACGAATACGCGGTCGCCTAGCTCCGGTATCCCCTCGTAGCCTTGTCGTCGTAAGCTCGCGATGTCCGCGCTGACCGAAATCTTAATCGAGTTGTCAACGATAGATTTAAGCTCGGCGTCCATCGTGTTAATGTCCTTTATCCGACCATCCTTAATTGGCGGGGCATGACGCTCTCCTATTCCGGGGACATCTGCGAGGGGCGAGCGGTATTCGCGGATTAGTTTAGCGTCCTTCCAATCCTCGCCACCTTCTCCGTCGCCATAATCGCCATAGCCCCTCACGTATGTATACATCGCCGACGCGTCCGTTTCTTGCGTAATATTATTCGCGTTAAGTCGATAGCGGTATTGGAAATTAGTATCGTTTCCGATTAACTTTTCGAGATAAACCGTATTACCTACAATACGGAACTCGGCGCGGTATCGTTCGAGCGCTCGCTTAAACATTTCAAGGCGAGTTTCTCCCCCGCCTAAGCCTTGCCATTCGATCGCCGTGAAATCGTCTACGAGTACGAAGTTAAATTTGGTGTCGGAAAATATACGCGAGAAACAAAGATGCGCCGTCATATGTTCGTTATATTCTTCGTAAATTCTAAGCGTGTCAAAATCGTCTAGGAATCGCGGAACCGCCTTAATTTCCACTACCAACTTATCACCCTCACCTCGCCGTTTAACGTAGACGATTTTATGCTCAACGTTATCGAAATCATATATCGACCACATTTCCGCGATGTTGTCGATGAAATAACGGTTTGAAGCTGTCGGTGTAATAATGGCGGACAGTGTTTGGTTTCCATTTAGTTCGCGTTCGGAAATTGACGAGCATTGGACGATGTATTCATTATCCGATAAATCCTTGACGTACATAATTGACCTCCTTTTCAGGGATTTCATTATGACACAGTATGTTCCTATTGTTTTACTGTACAAAATATACATTCACAGGATTTCAAATGTACAGTCTTTAGGGGTTGATGCTCTGTGCCATCGTCTCCATAATCTATTATTTTATATTTGCCAAAATCATA